CATAACAAGTGGTATCATATGATTGGTCTAAAACTGATACGATTGCCGTTCTTAGTTCTGGTGCACCAGTTGTTGGTATAATCACAGTTGCCGACATAATAAATCCTATATGTTATATGTAAGAATAATCGCACATCATGCGGGTTGGATATCCATCTCCACCTTGCGTATCTCTAATATTAAGTTTAAGTATATAATGACCGGTTTCTATTTCCATGTCGATACGTTTTCCTGTTCCTGTTTTTCCGCCATAATAAACTGTGCATGATTTTGGTGTCGCGGCGCTGTTCAAATAATTTTCATCAATTTCATACACTTTAATTCCACTAGATAATTTATGCACGATTGTATACCCATGTCCAATTCCTGATTTTAAAAAGTTTTTTAAATCTGCTTTTTGTTTAGTTGACATGGTTTTCCAAATATCTTCAGAATATCCTTTTTTTAAATTACCATTAAAAATTTCACAAAATAGTGCATTATTAATATTAAACATATCTAGTATTTTTAATCCATTTTCATTTTTAATTAAACCAGATTTAATTTCTGATGGTGTTAATACAGTTTTTATACCAGAATTAAAAAATGTAACCGTTGTTCCTGTTTTGAGACTTAAATACACATTTTTTGTTTTTTTATTAGCCATGCATTCTAAAGTTATATCAGTAACGATTGGTCCTAAATTATTGTTTTTTACTGGTATTTGAGATCCTATATGTAAGGTAGGTGTGAATACAAAAGGTCTTTTGTTATTCAATTCACCAACTTCTTTCACATTCAATTCTTGGCATTTTGTTATATTGTGCAGTTCATCAATTTCTTTTATGGCTTTTAATGCTTTGGCTTCAACGGGTTCTCCATTCCACCAATTTCGAATTTCTTGTGCAAATATTCCTTCAAATGCATTACCTACATTTTTTACACCTCTTCCGCCAGAAGAACCGTTTCCAAACTTCATTGTAATTTTAGTAACTTTAGATTTGGTTTTAAGTCTTGTTAAATCAACGTCACCAACAAAAGCTCTATTGATATTAATTTTACTTATATTTTTTGGATCAATATTAATTGGTGTGTTAATTTTTGGAAAATCCATTTTTAAATTGGCAAATATTGAAATGATTTCATCAATTTTGGCCTTGTCGCCATTTAAAGTTTGTTTAATTTCACCAACACTTTCTGGAAAGAATGTAAATGCCATATTATACCTGTATTTTTAAATACAAGTATTTATCTAATAATATCTATATATTTTCCTGAACTCCATACTTCCAATTCAGTTCTTAATCTGCCCTCGGTTTTAAGATTTTCATAACGATTTATTGCTTTGGCGCGCCACCATTCAACCACATTTGACATACTGAACTTATCATAATTCTCATCTTTTTCCAAAATTTCATTTTTTCCATTGACAACATCAATATAATTTTTAAATCCATAATTTGAAATATAGTATCTTTTTTTCTCAGTTAAAGCTTTTGCTTTTTCAATTGACATATTAAAACTTTCAAGTTCTGGTTGTCCGCGCAAAGATTTTTTAATCAAACTAATGACTTTAGTTGTAGCTTTTAATTTTTTACTTGAATCATTAGGGTCTATTAATTTTTGGCCAGTCTTTCTTTCAACAAAATCTTTTAATTTTTTATAAGTAATACTATCCAATGATGGAACAAATTTACTATCTGTTAGTCCTTTGAATCTAATATAGGGTTTCATACCATCATATTGACTAACTGTTTTAGAACTACCATATAAACTGGTTGTTTCAAATAAACATAAATTCATATTATATTTTTTATTGATTATTTCGCGCATTTCATGTGAACAACAAATGGCTGTTAATAACTTACCTCCAAGATAATTATAACCAAAAGGTTGTGCTGGCACAATTGTAAAACCCATAATTGTGGTTTTATTAAACGATTTATTGCTATTTTTAGATTGAGTAAAAACTTGACCTAATAAATCATTGCGAGGTTTAGAATTAATTACAGGAGAACCAAGGCGAATAAAACCAATAAGTTTTTGTGTATTTTTTTCTTTGATTGAAAATTGAATGCATCTACCTGGAATAGATCCAGATATTGTGTGTGAAGAAATAATTTTAATATAGTCATTCCATTTTGAACCTGCAACTTCTTCAATTTCAAAATCCATGTCTTTTGGACTCATAGTAAAATCACAAAATAAATCCTCTTCTGGTCCAAAGCCAGGAAGTTTAGAAGACATTTCACTTAATTGAATTTGTTTTTGATTGCGCATGTAGTCATCAATTTTATCAAAACAGTCAAAATATTCTTGCAAGATTTTAGCGCAATAAACTGCATCTTCTTTAGTTAGTGTCATACTTAAATCCATCGAATGATTTTCTAGGTTGTGGTTTTGGTGTATCGCCAGCATCGGCAATTCCAGTTTGTGCTGACTGTTCCACATCATACAGTTTCATCTTCGCTCTGTCAATACCCACAGTAAATCTTTTATAATGTGTTGGATCCGCGTAACGGTTTTTCAACTGTTTCACCATAATTTGATTAAGTTCTTCTAATTCTTCCGAAGTAATCAAAGCAAACATTAAGTCTGCGGTCGCCGGCAAACCAAAACTCTCACTTGTATCTTCGAGTCCTGGGTCGGAAGAAGTAAAACCGGATCTTGTGGTTTGAGTTGCAGATACAATTGGGACTCCGTACTCAACGGCAAGTCCTCGCAATTCTTCTGCAATAGACTTAACGTATGTATACGAGTTAATATTGGAGCCAGGCTTAATACGAGAACTGCAACAGATATTAAGATAATCAACGAAGATAATATCGGGTACAAATGACTTTTTGAGGTTAAGTTCATTTAGTAATGTCCTAAAGTGTGTTGTTGATGCTGATGCAGTTGGATATTCTTTGATAATTAATTTGCCGGTTGTCATTCTACGGATTCTTTCAACTTTCTTTTCATACATATCTTTTGGAAGTTCCATCAGATCATCAATAGTGACGTTTAATAAGTTTGCGTCTATCCTTTCGGCAATTTTTTCTTCGGCCATCTCAAGAGTGATATAAAGGACATTTTTGCCTTGCGACATACATCCTGCAGCAACATGACACATAAAAAGACTTTTGCCAACCCCGGTACCCGCAAGAGCAATGTTAAGAGTTTTGGCAGGGAGTCCGCCTTTTGTAATTCTGTTGAAGAATTCAAGGTCGAAAGGGATTCGTTCTTCTTTTCTGTGGTAGAATTCATATCTTTCCTCCGAGTTTTCCAGATAATCATGACCAACAGAATTATCAAAACTTACTGATAATGCGTCCGATAATATCTTAGGGATTTGACCTTTGTCATGGTTTTTGTCTTTCCCATCAAGAATTGAAATAGAACCTAGTACTGCATTATATATTGCTTTTTCTTGACAAAATTTTTCCGTTTTGTCAACGAGCCATTGAATCTTGGATTCTTCGCCTTTTAGTTTTTCAATTTCGGCAAGATAAGTATCAGATTTTTCAACTTCAACATCCGTAAGTGTTCGCCTCTCTTTAACAGACAAAGCAATCGCTTCAATTGTTGGTGTAGAATTATATTTCTGTGTGAATGCCGTTATTTCATCAAAAATAACTTTTTCTGTTTTATCGGTAAAGTAATCCGTCTTTAGAAATGGTAATACTTTTCTTAGATATTCCTCATTATATATTAGATTCTTCAGAATCGTTTGTTCCAGTTTCATCAATTATTTCCTGTTCAAGATTAGATGACATTATTTCCACTAGAAAGTTTCCGATATAGTTTTTAAAATCTTCATCTTTTTCTAGTTTTCTTGGCTTGTCTACAGTAGATTCTATCACATCATAAGCAAAAAGTAAATGCACATTTTCGTTTTCTTCTTTTAACTTGACTCTACCGTATTTGTATACGGTATCTTTATATGGTCCATTTAAAAGACGGATATGAACAGTCGTTGCATCATCTTTTGGATAAATGTAACAGTAATCTATGCCTTCAATCATCATCTTCCTCTTTTAAAATATTTTTATTGGTAACTTTGTATTTTTGTTCGACAAAGTTTTTAAATGAATCTAGATTGACAATTGTTTCCCAAAAGTCTTTTGTTTCTGTATCTTTGATGCGATACTTTTTATCTTCAATTTCACCTGTTTCTACATTAACCTTGGAATACCAACCGTTGGATGGTTTAACAACGTGGCCTGACTCGATAGCAATATCCAGTAAACCAGACCACTTACTAATGCCACCATCAAAAGAAACAGAAACAGGAATTTTAGATTTTTCTTTAACATACCGAGATTTTTCCACATTAATAATAAAGTTGTATCCAACAATCTCAGTTCCTTCTTTTTCTTGTTGGCGCCCGATAATAAAGATATTATCGGCAGAATAATAAGAACCGGTGCCGCCACCAACAATGTCTTTAGGGAACATACCAATTTCTTTGTATGTATGATTGACCACAATCATTGGAATATTTTTCAATGATAGATGCGGAGTAACCATTCTGAATAAAGATTTAACGCCTTTTGCTCTTGTCATATCTGCCACAGTTTTACCATCAAGTGCATCATCAACTTCTTTTTTTGATGCCAAATTGCCAATAGAATCTAAGACAATTATTAGATGATCGTCACGTTCAACTTGTGACAGTTGTTTCATTATGTCTGATTTGAGTTGTTCAATATCAGTAAGAGGAGTATGTAAAACTCTATTAGAATCAATACCAAAAGAATTAAAATATGCTTGCGGAGTACCAAATTCAGAATCGTAGAAAAGTAATGCTGCATCTTCATATTTGTCCATAAAAGATTTGGCCATCAAAAGTGAGAATGCAGTCTTAAAGTGTTTTGATGGTCCTGCCCACATTGTAAGACCGGGAGATAATCCTCCGTCCAAACTACCAGAAAGTGCCACATTAATAATTGGCACAGAAGTAGGAATCATATCTTTTTCTGTAAAGAATTTTGATTTAGAAAGAATAGCTGATTCTTTAATCGAACTATTCTTTTTGATTTTTTCTAAAATATTCATATTTGCCTCAACTAAAAAAATCATTCAATGTGCTTTGTTTTTCACTTGTCCAATTCATGCAGTCTAAGATTACCGATAATGGTTCAACAAAAGACTTTTGAAATTGTACATCATAATCGATAAAGTCTGACAAATTGAATTCTTTTGGTAAACGACCTGGAAAAGAAATAACTGTGTCTTTAAAATGATTTGGCATCTTTAGATATGCAAACTTGATTTTTTCACCTTCTTGAATTAAAGGGTACTTTTTTGTCAAGTTTTTCATTTTAAGGTTATGATTATATAGTATAGCGCCTTTTACATGAATCGGTGTTCCTAGTTTGTACAGTGTCGCAGAATCAGAATACTTTGTCAATCCATTGATGCCTCTAGGAAAAGAAATCTCTTCTACTGGCAATTTACGAAAATCTTCTTTGAACTTTTTAATAAATTCATGTATGTCGTTTTCTGTGCCTGAAAGCATAATCTTAATTGCTTCTGCCATCTTTTCACGAATTGCCGATGGTGTAGAAGATTTAATCATCTCTAGACCCATCACTTTCATTTGAGGTTCGTTATATGCAACGCCTTCGTTATTATAGACGTTCAAAATGTATCGTTTCTTTGCAGTCCAAATACCTTTATCGGAAAGACCCTCACGTTTCATTTGCATCTTTTGTTCATATGCATGAACATAGTCAGCCAATTCTTGATAAGATTTATCGATGAATGGTTGAATCTTTTCTTCACAAACACGATCCATGAATTCAATGACTTTTTGTTTTGGTAAAGAAACGCCATCTTTTGTGCCGTATACTTTTTCGACCAATTCACCTAGACGAAGATAAATTGAATCTGTATCAGATGCAATCACATAATCTTTGTTCTCTGTGTTAAGTAACTTATTCATCCAACCATTGATTTTGTTTTCGATCCAACGAATGGACAGTTGTCCAGCAGTTGTTACACCAAGAGCCATACGCAAGTCATAGAAACGAAAGTATTGTGAACCAAGTGCGCCATACGCAGAGTTAAGAGACACTTTTTTCGCTAATTGAATGTTATTATATTTTGCTATGCGTTTTTCAATCTCATATTTTTTAGATGGATTAGTTTCGTTTTCGTATTCTTGTTTTGCCTGCAACATCATCTTTTTGAATTTACTTCTATCAGTATACATTTCTTCCATCATTGCGGGTAGAAACCCT